ATCTCCACGAGGGGCTAACCGACATGCGTGATTTCAACGAGCGTACGCAGCTTGCCGAGTACGGCGTGCACTTCGCGGATACGGCGATCTACGCGCTCGACGGCTGGGATCGCGATCTCGCGCTGGCGATGGACGCGCAGCCTGGTCTCGTCACCACGTCGAACGCCGGTATTCCCGGCTTTCTGACGAACATCGTCGATCCCGAGGTCGTGCGCGTGCTCGTCACGCCGATGAAGGCGGCCGTGATCTTCGGCGAGACGAAGAAGGGCGACTGGACGACACTCAGCACGCAGTTCCCGATCGCCGAGTCCGCTGGCCAGGTCGCTTCGTACGGCGATTACAGCAACAACGGTACGGTCGACGCGAACGCGAACTGGGTGCCGCGGCAGTCGTACACTTACCAGATTCACAAGCGCTACGGCGAGCGTCAGCTTGCGCTGTGGGGCACGGCGGCGATCAACTACAGCGCCGAGCTCGACGCGTCCGCCGCGCGTATCATGAACAAGTTTCAGAACCGTTCGTATTTCTTCGGTATCTCGGGGCTGGTCAACTACGGCTTCCTGAACGATCCGGGGCTGATCGCGCCGAGCGCGCCGGCCGTGAAGGCGGCGGGCGGTACGTCGTGGACGACGGCGACGGCGCAAGAAATCTATACGGACGTTCTCAATCTCTACAATCAGCTGCTCGTCCAGACCGGCTACAACATCGATATGGACGAACCGCTCGTGCTCGCCCTCCCCTCCGATCGTGCGGCGTCGCTGATGAAAGTTTCAGCCTTCAACATCACGGCGAAACAGACGATCACCGAAACATTCCCGAATCTTCGGATTGAGACGGCTCCCGAGTACAGCACGGCTGGTGGCGAGCTTATGCAGCTGATCGCGCCGCGCCTTCAGAACGTGCAGACCGCGTATGGCGCGTTTACCGAGAAGATGCGCCAGCACCCGCTCATCGTCGGCACGTCCTACTGGACGCAGAAGCTGTCCGGTGGCACGTGGGGCGGCATCATCCGTCGATACGTCGCCGTCGCTCAGATGCTGGGGATCTAAATGAGCTGCGTTATCGCCTGCAAGTTGCCTCATGGGCTCCGCATCGAGTTCGGCGGCGATGCCGTCGAGTTGAACGGCGCGAACGTCCACACCGACGCGCAGAACCCGCTGCCCAACGGCACGGAGCCCGGCGGCGAGAGCTATTCGTATGGCTTCGGCCTGACGACGCTCTCGGACAAGCAGCAAGCGACGTTCGAGGCGTGGCAGAAGGCCGTGACGCACGACAGCAACGGCGGCCCGCTGCGCGACCCCTTCCCGCCCCTGGCGAACGGCTCGATTCAGATGTTCAAGACCGAGACGGAAGCGCGCCGCGAGACGAAGGATCTTGCCGGCATGGTGACGACCGGGCTCGAAGGTCTCGACGCCGACGCCGAGCTGAATAAGGCGCTCAAGGATCGGCCGGGTCTGGAGCTTGAAACCGGGAAGCGCTGACGGTGGCCGTCGCCGCGTTCGACTATGCGGCGTGGGTGACGCGATACCCCTACCTGTCCGGTGTGTCCGAGCCACTTGCGCGGGCATATTTCGCCGAGGCGCAGATCTATCTCAATAACACCGACACATCGCCCGTCACGGACGTCGCGATGCGGCTCGTGCTGCTCAACATGCTCGTCGCGCATATCGCGCTGCTGAACGGCGCCGGCACGCTCGACGGTAAGCCAACGGGGCTAGTCGGACGCGTGAGCGAGGCGACCGAGGGTAGCGTGAGCGTGAAGGCTGACGTAGGCGCGGTGAGCGGCACGGCGGCATGGTATGCGCAGACCGGACCGGGCTTCGATTTCTGGAATGCGACGCGTGCTTACCGCACGATGCGCTACGTGCCGCAGCCGCAGCCCTACTTTGGTAGCGTGCCGTTCGGGCATACTGTGCGACGGGATGGCTTCTAGCTGTGGTGGAAGTCCAAGGCGGTCAGCAGACGAAAGGAAACGACATGACTTCGATGCGCGCAAAACTCCAGATCGCGTCCGTGACTAACACGGGTGCCACCGAGTCGCTTAAGTTCCACGGCGTCGGGCCGAAGAATGGCTACGGCGACGATGGCCTCGACGAGGACAACACCTTCGCGAAATACTCGCCGTGCGTCGCGCTCGATATCACGATCACCAACCCGGCGCTGCTCGGCAAGTTCAAGCCGGGAAAGACGTTCTATGTCGACTTCACGCCGGCGGAATAATCGGGAGGAGCGGTCGCTGACGGCCGCTCCCCACCCGCTGCCCCGTTTCATCTCCGAACCCGAGCCGGAAGCGCCCCTGCGGCACGATCTCGACGATCTGCCGCTCGACTTTGCGCTGCGACGCATCTCGCGTTCTCGGCGCCCATAGTGTGGCTGAAGTCCAAGGTGGCCAGCATCTCGACAACGTGCTGAAAGCGATCGCGAAGAAGCTGAAGGGCGGCGGGACGGTCCGCATCGGGTTTCTGGAGGACGCGACGTATCCCGATGGCACGTCGGTCGCTATGGTCGCCGCGATCCAGGAGTATGGCGCGCCGGCACGTGGTATCCCGCCCCGCCCGTTCTTTCGAAACATGATCCGAACTAATGCGGCGGACTGGCCGCGGCGTGTGCAGCAGACGCTCGAAGCGAACGACTATGACGCCGAGAAGACGCTCGCCATGATGGGCGAAGGCATCGCGCGGCAGCTTCGGCAAAGCATCATCGACACGAATGCGCCTGCGCTCAGCAACGTTACGCTGCTATTGCGCGAACGATTCCCCGACGGAGATTACGAGGCTACTGACGTGTGGCAGGCATTTTCTGATAGCGCTGCAGGTATCGTGTCGTCGTTAAGCGGTTCTGGCGCCAAACCTCTCGTGTGGACAGGGCACATGCTCGCGTCGGTGGACTATGAAGTCGAGACGTCTGACGGCGAAGTAAAGCGGGGGTCGGGTGGTTAACCTGCGCGTCATTGCGAACCGTGCGACGAGCGGCGTCAATCCGAATGTGACGGCCGTCCTGCGTGTCTCGACGGGGTACGTGACCAATGCCGCCGGCAAGCAGGTGCCGAGCTACGCGCCGCCCACGCCAGTCACGCTCCAGGCGCAGGCGCTCACCCGGAAAGAGCTTGAGCATCTCGACAGCCTGAACATCCAAGGTGCCGAGGTTGCCGTCTACAGCAACCTACAGATGAGCGCCGCGGATCGCGTCACCGGCTCGGGCGGCGACATGCTCCAGTTCAACGGCTTCTGGTGGCTCGTGATCGCTGAGCTTGAGCAATGGTCGACGGCGGGATGGGGGCGCGTTGCGCTCCGTAAGCAAAGGACCGGGCCAGCATGACTCCGAGCGTGACCGACGACGACATCGCTACGGCGCTTCGCGGGTTCCTGCTCGCCATCTTGCCGCTCGGCACGGAGGTCATCGCCGGTCAGTCGAACCGTACGCCCGAGCCGATGGCGAGTGATTACGTTGTGTTCACTCCCTTGCACGAGCATCGGCTCAGCACGAACGTCGACACCTACGATGCGATCGATAGCGTGGCGCGCGTCGAGCCGCTTCAGGTCTCCTACCAGCTTGACGTGCACGGCCCGGCCAGCATGGATAACAATCGCGTCATCAAGCTGCTCTGGCGGTCCGACTATGCGGTCGACACGACGGATAGCGCGGTGCTGACGCCGCTTTACGCTTCGGACGGTACGCAGCGGCCGTTCATCAACGGCGAAGGTCAGTACGAGGATCGGTGGGTGCTGACCGTCGAGGCGCAGGTCAACCCAGCGGTATCGACACCGATGCAGTTTGCGGATACAGTCGGCCTGTCCTATTTTCCCGGAGCCTGACGCATGGCCGCATCCATTCCAGCATCGGCGATCGTCAATGTCACGCCGAGTGTCATCACCGCGGGCGGCACGGGGTTGCAGCTTTCTGGGCTGATGCTGACCGATAGCTTTCGCGTTCCTATCGGGCAGGTGCTGTCGTTCGTCTCCGCGGCGGCGGTCGGGGCGTACTTTGGGCTGTCCAGTGCCGAATATCTGGTAGCAGCGGTTCCGTACTTCCAAGCTTTCGATAACAGTTCGATTAAGCCGGCCGCGCTGCTTTTTGCGCAGTACCCCACCGCCCCTGTTCCGGCGTACCTGCGCGGTGGGTCGGTTTCTTCGCTTAGTCTGTCTCAGTTGCAGGCTTTGTCGGGCATGTTGACTGTGACGGTCAACGGAATTGATAATACGAGCGGCCCCATCAACCTGTCTGGCGCGACGTCATTCAGCAACGCGGCGACAATTATTCAGTCGGCTTTCACATCGCCGCCCTTTGCCGTTTCATATGACGCGCAGTCCGGAGCATTCATGTTCACGGCTACTGGGATGGGGCCGCCCACTGCGGCGGCCGGGTCTCTCGCCACCTCGTTGGCGCTGACGGCGGCAATGGGGGCCGTTACTTCGGCCGGATCTCTTGCAGCGTCGCCCGTTTCGTTCATGAACGCCGTCGTCGCTCAAACGCAGAATTTCGCCAGCTTCACAACGATGTTCGAGCCGAACACCGCCGATTGCATCGCATTTGCGGCTTGGACAAGCGCGCAGAACGATCGGTTTTTGTACGTTATGTGGGACACCGACCCCACTGTCGCGACACCCAACAATACCGCCAGCGCAGGATACGCGATCACGCAAGCTGGCTACGAGGGGACGTTCCTGCTCTACGCGCCGAGTGCGCGAAAGGCCGCGTTCGTCATGTCGATTGCTGCGTCGCTCGATTATACGCGCGCGAACGACAAGGCGACATTCGCCTTCCGCTCGCAGGCCGGGCTGACCGCCGACGTCACGAACGCGCAGATCGCGGCGCAACTGCTCGCCAACGGGTACAACTTCTACGGTTCGTACGCGACGGCGAGCGCACCGTTCGTGTGGCTTTACAACGGCTCCGTGACTGGCAAGTTCGCGTGGGCCGACGACTATGTGAACCAGATCCAGCTCAACAACGCGTTTCAGCAGGCGCTCATGGTGCTATTGCGCGAGGCGAAGTC